TACCACCTGTTCCACCATAATTTATTGTTGGATCTACTATAGGTTTCCATGCACCAGTTGTTGCATCTGTTTCACCGAATGTACTAGCATCATAAGTATATCCTTGAATAAAATAAAAATCTGCCATTATTCCATCAAAGTAATTACCACTGCCACTGTAAGTACCAATATTAAATGTATAATCTGTATTCCAACTTGTTGTAGCATTTTGAGAATAATTAGTATCTGTTCCAAGAGATTGTTCAACCCCATTAACATAAAGTTTTCCTGTTGGTGAACTAATACTACAATCAAAGTTAGCAACAATATGATACCAAGCTCCAACGTCATTAAATTGAGCATTAGTATATTTTCTCATGATATAACCATTTCTATAATCATAGAATCTTAATGTTCCATTAGAATCAAAATATAATATGCCATGATAAGCTCCACTATACCATGAACCACATATTCCTTGTTCACCTGAACTATGTCTTTTTACCCAAACAGATATTGTTAGTTTCTTTTGATTATTAGCAGCCAAAGTTCTATATATTCTTGTATTAGCCATTAGTTAAATTGTCCTCCATTTGATAATCCTATAGTGACAGTAATAGAAAATGCTCTATCTACTGTTTGTGATTCTGCATCCGTAGCTCTTAAAGTAAAATTATAAGTTGTAGCAGCTGTTGGTGTAGGTGCTGTTCCTGTTATTGCTCCTGTGCTAGAATTTAAACTTAAATTCATAGTAGCAGCTGGTGTATTAGCATTAGATGTTAATACACTTGTTGTTTCACTAAATGCTACTGTTGAGTCTGATGTAGCAGCAACAGATAAAGATACTGATTCTCCTGCACCGACTGTTCCAATAGATCCAGCTCCAGTTGAAAATGAAGGAGCTGTACTTGCTGTGATTATAGCATTTGTACTTCTAGCTGCTCTACCATTTTCTAACTCTATTCTTACATAGTAAGATCCTGATGCTAATGTAGCATTAACAGATAAACTTGTAGCACTACTCAAACTAACTGTGTTAGCTCTTGTAACAGCTCCGTCTGTCTTAACAAAATCTACTATTGGTATTCCTGAAAAATTTGTTCCTGTAATATTTATTGTTGTAGCTGTAGCTGGTGCAATCGTTTGAGATACATCTGCTACTGTTGGTACTGTAGGTTGAGGTACTTCTGCAAAAGATAAGTTACCTGAACCATCTGTTTTTAAATAATAATCATTAGTAATACTTGATGGTAAAGTTAATGTATAAGACTGTGCAGCAGAATGAGGTGGCGATTTAATTTTTACACCATGTGAATTTGCATGACAGTTTAATTGTATGTAACCAGCATTACTTGATCCATCACCTTTAGCAGTTAATCCACCATAAGCTGCGGTAATAGTAGCGTCAGTTAAAGTTTTAGTTGCCATTGTAGTTGGCAATCTTGCATCTGCTAATGTGCCTGATGTAATAGATGAAGCTGCGATTGATGCAACATTAAATGTACCAAATCCAACAATATCTACAATATCATTTACAGCTGCACCTGAAGCTAATACAACTGAACTTCCTGAAGTTACTGTTACGTCTGTTCCATTAACTAATTTAATACCATTAAGATAAACATCTACAAATCCTGCATCATAAGCAAGTGTATTTCCGTTATCATCTGTACCAGTAAAAGTTGTTTGATTAGCTGAAGCTGTGTATTTAAATCTAGCAGAAGTTCCATTTACTGTAGATCCAGCAGCTGCCCACCCTGATGATTTGTAAACTTTTAATTCATTAGCTGTCGTATCGAAGTAAAGGTCACCAATATCATTGGAAATTTGTGGGGCAGAACTTGCAACTCTATATCTTTCAGCAAAAGAGTTTACTCCTGATATATTTGTAGCAACAGTTGTAACATTAGCTGAATTAGATGCTAAAGTATTTAATCCACTAATAGCTGCTAGTGTGTTCATATCAGATACAGTTTGTGCTGTACCTAATGTGTTCATATCTGAAATTGCATCTGCTGTTCCAAGTAAACCAATCTCAGTAGCTTTAGCTGCTACTGTTGTAACTTCTGTAGCTTTTGGAACTAATCTATGAAAAGCATATGTATTAAGTGTAGATGTCGTCTCTACAATAAGACCAAAACCTGAATTATATGTAACTGCATTTCCTGCACCTGTAATAGTAACTGTAGAGTTTCCTACTGTACCATTTGGGATACTTATTTCACCACTACTATTTGATGTATAGTTTGTAGATAAAGCTTTAATACTAACAAGTGTACCTGCTCCATTATTAACATCAGGGTTTGCATTTGGAAAAGCTAACTCATTTGCTATTGGAACAAAGCCACCTACATCATCTACTAAGTCTATAACTCTAGCATCAATAGCAGCTGTTGTTGCTATTCTAGCATTATCTGATGACCAAGTATCTCCTGAAGCTATTGTTTCAGTAGAATCTTGTCTAAAATATCTAGCATCTGAACCAGCTGTTGTAAAAAGTGTAACTTCATCTGCTGTATGAGATGAATGTTCTGAAGCTGTAACTAATACTGCATCAGCTATTTTTGCAGCTGTAACAGCATCATCAGCTATTTTAACAGCAGTAACTTGTGAATCTCCTATGTGTGCTGTATCAATAGATCCATCTGTATAATGTTCACTATTAATAGCATCATCTGCAATTTTAGTACCTGTTACTGCATCAGCAGCAATCTTACCTTCTGTAACTGCACCAGCATTAATCTTAGCAGCTTCGACTGCGTTGCCTGCTAGTTTAGCAGCAGTTACATTTGCATCTACAATATTTCCTGTTGTAACAGAATTAGATTTTAAATTACCTGTATCAATAATATCTGTTGGTATTGAATTGTTTGTTTTAGATAATATACCTACATATATAACTAGGCTTTCACTTGATAAAGATCCTGAATCCCAAGTTACATTTACTGTTGTATTAGTAGAAAAAGATGAACTTGATATTGTACCTACAATCGTACCTGTAGAACTTCCTACAGCTTTTACTCTTCTACCAGCATGATAAAAAGCAGTAACATTAGCTCCTGCTACTGTAAAAGATGTAGCACTAGCGTATGCAAATGTATGAGATCCATCACCATCGCCATAAATTACCCATTGTGCATCATTGTACCATTCTCTAATATCTGCAAGCTGTGCTCGCATTGCGTTATTGATATTAGAAGGCAACATACCCTCACCAATATTTACACCTCCTACTGAAGTGTTATTGGATGCTGTAGTACTATAGTTTTTTATACCTGCCATTTATTCTCCCATAAACCAAGCAAATGCTTTATTATTCTCTGTATTTTTTTCATTAATTAATGTGTTAATAGCTTCTTCAATTTGTCTTTGAAAAAATTCTTGAGTTTCAAAACTGTATCTAACATTATCAATATCAGTTCTGTCTGTCATATCCTGTTCCTTGTTGTCTGTTTTTCCATCTTTTGTTCCATGCCCAAACATTTAACTTAGATGAATATTTTTCTATTATTCTAAAAATAAAATCCATTATCTTAATCCTGATTTAACAGCAGTAATATCTATACCTTGACCATGATTAAATACTGTACCGCTAGGTACTTTTACATTTGCTCTAAAGTATCTACCTGATTGTCTAACAGGATTGATACCAGTACTATTCATAGAAGAAGAGCTAGACTCTGTAACTGCATCAGCTAATCTATTTCTAGTCTTGATAATTACTGTTGCTTGTGCATCTACTATAGGTCTTACACCTGTAATAGAAGCTCTATGACCAGGAAATATCTCAACTTCAGATGTCTCTATTTCAGAAACATTCTGAGTTCCACTAAAAATTGCAGCTTCGTAAGAGTTATTTATAGCTCCTAAAAACCTCTGTCCACCATTCCAAAAGTCAGTATCTAGGGCAATATTAATATCTTCTAGATTCTCAGAAATAGTATTCATAAGCTCTACTGTATAAGCTCCTACAAACTGACTAAATATAAAACTAGCACTTGTATCTGCTAATGACCATTTTTTAGTAGCATAGTTGTATATTAAAATTCTATCACAAATACCTGTTGTATTTGCTTGATTTTGTGCTGATGGATAAAGCCACATAGCTAATTGATTAAATGGATCTACAGCTGCACATATTCTATCAGAAAATGCTTTGTTTAAATCTGTATCAAAAAATCTATTAACTTTTTCTGCTCCTATATCAACAACATTATCTCCTTGTATTTCAAAGAATCCGTCATCAGCATAAAAGAAAACTCTTCTATTATCTTGTGCTACAGTCTTACCATAAACAGCTCCTCTATTAGGAGATATAACTGATAATCTAAATACTGTTGCACCACCTACATAGTCCATACGGATAATTTGATTTTGTCTAAAAACATATCCATATTCACCTGAAGTTATATGTACAATCTCACCACCTGATCCTGGAAGATCTTGTTGATCAGCTTGTTTAGTTCCTGATTGCCAAGTACCAATATCATTAATACCTGACCATTGTATTCTATTCTGATTATTAGGTTGATTACCTGTAACTAAAAAATCCCTAATAACTCCTGATACTTTAAATGTAGGTACACTTCCTGATGTAGCTATTGATGATAAATTAGCAAAGTTAGTTGATGTACCCATTAAATAATATTGAGGTGCATCTACACCATTACTTGCTACAATGTGATTACCAAACTGAGTAAATGTAAAATAATCTCCATTTGTTCCTGTAAGAGAAGATTTTCTAGAAGTAAATGTACCACTAGCTAATTGATATATATCTGTATTCTTTGCAACAAAGTTAAATACATTACCTGAATTATCTCTAAAAGATCCTCCGCCTCTAGCATCAGCTCCAATATTATTAGAACTATAGCTTACTAATGAAGGAAATCTTTTATAAGAATTTAATGCGTAATATACATTTGTTGCTACGTTAGCACCTGGATTCAAGTGTTTAGGTTGATCAGGAAGCCACTCTCCAAAAGGTATCTGCATTATTTTCTCCTATAGAATGATAGATCTGTACTTACATCTGTTCTTTGAACAACAGGTGCAGATCCATATGAATCTTGTCTATCGTTGTTTTCGCATCTTTCCATAGCTGCTGAATACATACCTAACCATTGTTGCGTTTGGTTAGGGTCGATGCCACCGATGAAATTACTAGCATGATATAACGACCCATAAAGATAGATAGCAGGATGACTTGCCAAAATATAATTAGAGGTATTGCTATCAGACAAAGCAGTAAAAGCTTTGTAATATTGTAACTTACCTGTATAACTCGTGTCAGGCGATGGTGCGAATCTAAAACTTTCTGTTCCATTATCAGACTCTATCGAGTATGTTCTTGGCATACCTGATGTAGATCCTCCTTTGATTTCAAATAAGTTTCCTGGTGTTATATATTCTAAAT